ATTTAATTGATATAAACATTGATAAACAAACTCAACAACCAGAAATTCTACAATTAGAAACTAATAAACAAACTCTACAATTAGAAACTCTACAATCAGAAACTCTACAATTAGAAACTCAACAATTAGAAACTCTACAATTAGAAACTGGAACTAAACAACAAGAAACTAAACAACAAGAAACTAAACAACAAGAAACTAAACAACAAGAAACTAAACAACAAGAAACTAAACAACAAGAAACAAGACAATCAATAAATCTGCAATGCGTCCACCAGGTACAACCTATAAATGTTGATGAACAACCTATAAATGTTGATGAACAACCTATAAATGTTGATGAACAACCTATAATGTTGATGAACAACCTATAAATATAAATCCGAAACATAAACACTACGAACAATTATTGGTTTCATTAGGTCACGCCAACGCAATTTATCATGTCACACTAGACGACAAGAAGGGTGTAAAAAAAACTAAAGATGAACTTATGACAACATACCATAATCTGTGCTAAAATGTACCAACTACAGGGTGGTAAGAAAATGGTTATAATATCGATTGCTTATGTGTTGTAAGCAAAATAATAATCTAATAATCAAATTATAGTTAAAATGTTATATTTATTAAAATAAGTTAGTTATAAGTTATTTTTTTTAAGATTTTGTAACTTTATAAATATAATATTTTGGTATATTTTTGTTTTTTAATTCTATATCATTATTATTATCATTATCATTTAAAATTTTATTACAAGAATTTGTTTTATTTGTACAATTTTTGTCTTTTTCTTCTTCTTTAATAAATGAGTTTTTATAATGATTTTGAACTTTAATTGAAGTTATATTATTATCTTTATTAAAATATCCATATAAATAGTTATTTTTATCATTACATTTTGATTTTAAAGAATAATTATGTAAATTTGCACTATAATTTTTCTTGTCAAATACAATATAATTTTTTTTTTTATTATTAGATTTTATGTATTCTCTATAATTATTTAAAAATGAGTATGTATTCATATATTTTTATAATATTTTATAATATTTTATAATATTTTAATATATTTATAAAATTTTAATAATAAGCGCAAGATTCTTAATCTTGTGATTGTGGGTTATCCGGCTATTTAAATATATCCATTTTTACATTTATGTGTTCCAATATATATTACAGTGGGTATATCCACCATGTAAGTCCCAACAACCTTTTAGTGGCATTTCATATCCTTTAAGACATTTTTTGTTACATATTTCTAAAAATTATTTAAAGAACAAAAAATAGATCATTTAAAATGGCAAAATCATTTAATAAAAAGTTAAAAAAAAAAAATATGGTTTTTATTTCGGCGGGCGACAATACCAATTTTGATATTTTATATGTGAATGAGTTAATGGAATATGATATTTATGTAATTTATTATGGAAACAATGAAACAATTTTTAATAAATACAAAAGTAGGGTAACATTTATAGAAATGAGAAAAGGTAGTAAATTTCAAAATTTTAGATATTTTTACGATAGATATAAATATATAATTGATTATTATGACTATTTTTTCATACTAGATGATGATATAATATTTAAATACAATGATATAAATGACATGTTTTCTATATCCAAAAAATATAACTTATCTATATGTGGTCCGTCATTTAAAGAAGGTAGTAAAATTAGTCATAAAATAACTAAACAAAAAAAAAATATAATTTTAACATATACAAACTTTGTAGAAGTTAATTCGCCATTGTTTAATAAACAATCTTTAAATAATTTAATGAAATATTTGCATTCTGAATTAATAGGTTGGGGAATAGATTATTTATATATATATTGTAATGGTTTTAAAAGACGAAAAGCATATGCAATAATTCATAATATAGGATGTGTAAATCCAGAAAATAATAATAAATCAAATAAAAGGGAATTATTATTAATAAAAAATTGTAAAATACGAAAATTAATTTGGGAAAGGTATGCGGATAGAATTCGGTGTCCTAGAAAATATAAATTATGCGAATATGAAGATATAGTCATTAGTAAAAGCATTAATGAAGATATAGTTATTAATAAAAACATAAACGATAATATAGTTATTAATAAAAACATAAACGATGATATAGTTATTAATAAAAACATAAACGATAATATGATTATTCATGATAGTATGGATAATTTTTTTAAAAAAAATTTAAAAATATATGATATACTAGTAATTAATCTAGAAAGAAGAAAAGACCGACTTAAATATATGAAATTTAAATTAAAAAATCAAGGGATACATGATTATCAAATATTTAAAGCTGTTGATGGATATACATCCGAAAATAAAAAAATATATAATAATATAAATAAAAATCAAGGAAATATTAATTCAAATGGCGCAGTTGGACATTTATTAACTTATAGAAAAATTACGACAAAATATATAAATGATAAAAATTTTAAAGATAATCAAAAAATATTATTATTAGAAGATGATATTTATTTTCACAAAGAATTTAATAAATTAATTAAAAACCATCTAACAATAATAAATAATTGCGATATTGTTTATGTAGGCGCTACTCAACACAGGTGGGAAAATATTAAATTTACAGATTCTTATTATAATGTAGTAAAAAAATACCCAATATATGGAACGTTTTGTATAATTTTAAATAAAAAAATTTTAAAATTAATTAATAATGAATTATCTTGTAATCCTATTAATTATAAATACACAACAGATTATTTACTTTGGAAATTAATACATAAACATAATTTAAATGCTAAAGTAATTTTTCCAAACTTAGTAATAGCAGATGTTTCGGAAAGTGATAATATGGGTCCTAGGAATATGAATTTATTATCAAAAAAACTCAAATGGAATATTGATAATTACAAATTAACAAAAAACACAAATTAAAATTCAAATTCAAATAAATTAAGATAATTTATACATTGGTAATTGTGAATGTATTACAGCTAATTGAGCCTTTTCTAATATTTCACATGCTTTTTTACTATCTCCAAATCCAATTACCTTACTCCATCTGTTTTTATCTTCATCCTTATAATGTTTAAAAAATTGTGTTATATTATTAATTTTAAATGCTGGTAAATCATTTATTTCATTTATTTTATTATAGTGCTGATCTACATTTGACGATGGAACAACAATAATTTTATCATCTCTACCTTTTTCATCATCCATTATTAAAACACCTATAATTTTAGTTTCTATTATAACATCTGGATCAAGTTTATAATCACTTATAAGTAAAATATCAAGTGGGTCACCATCTCCGGCCAGAGTATTTGGAATATATCCATAATTACCCGGATATGTAAATTTTGGATTAATAGCTCGATGATGTACTATTTCACCTGTTTGTTTATTTATTTCATTTGAAGTGGTAATATTATATTGTAAAATTCGATCACATCGCATTTTATTACTTTTTTCATCAATTTCATATTTAACATATGTATTATAAGGTATTTCAATTATAACATCAATAAGTTTAGCATCAATAAGTTTAGCATCAATAAGTTTAGCATCAATTATTTTAGACATATACTTTTTATAAATATAAATACACGTTATTTATAACGCATATTTAATTACTTATTTCACTTCATTCTATAGTTAATACGTGTAGTCAAACTTAAAATTTGTTATTTATTATTATTATAAATGGATATTTTACCACTTATAGTTATAACTCCAATTTTCTTTTTATATTTATTATTCATAATAAATATTTTCTAAATTAATATTTTCATGAATTTTTATAATATTTAATTTTTTATAATTTTCAATTTTTAAATCAAAAGTCCTAAATGGGATTAAATAATTTTTATTTATTCTAATAATTGTAGCTTTAAAAAATTTACCATATTCATCAAGAAATAAATTTATTTTCATATTTACCTTTATTTTTTGTATTTTTCTACAATAAATATACAAATTTAATAATTTATAAATAAAAAAAATAATAAATATTATAATTAAAAAATTATACATTAGTTATGTTAATTAGTAGTTTTTTATCTTTATAATCATAAATTTAAACTCGCAATTTGTATAAATTATACCATTTGTTTAATTGCTGACGCAGTTCTTTTATTGAATTAGATTCTATATTATTTTTTATTCTCCATTTATCAAAATTATTACTATTAAGATAATAATATCCTAAAATTTCTTCGTCTGGTATATCTTGGGAAGTAAAATCATAAAAACAAGATTTACCACCGGTAGTTGTTTTAACACTTTTTGCACAAACCTTATATGGGTTGTAACATTTATTATTCCATACTTTATTTCGATTACATTTTTCTGTATTTTTTTTCGCAACATGCAATACACATCTACAAAATTTTTTTTTTTTTAATGAAAGATTATTATTATTTTTAAAATATATTTTTTTATAATTATTAATAATTTTCTTTCCTTTTTTTGTAAAAATATTTACTTTATTTAATGATATTGGGTCAATTATAAAATTATACATATAATTAACATAATATTTTATTTTAATATTTTATTTTAATATTTTATTTATTAAATTTTATTTTAAAATTTTATTTTAATATTTTAAGGTATTTTTTTAATACTTTTTGTCCTGTTTTTCCATTAATACTTACTTTTCTACCAGTTTCTGGATTTACAATGTAAAAATAAGAATTAAATTTAGATTTAGATTTAGATTTAGATTTTTTTTTTTGTTTATTACCACCAGCACATTGAATATTATGAGGTCCGTGATTTAATTTAGTACCAACATAATCGTTTATACCAGGCATATAAAGTGATGCATTTCCTAAACGGTCTGTTCCCATATAATGAACATTAGCTCCTGGAGGTGGATTAGCTGAAATTAAATTTACATTTATCATATTTGTGGTAGTTGGCTCAACTGGCATAGAACAGTGACCTCCAATACAGGGCTCTCCTATAGTTACAGCTCCGTTAAATGATGGTCCAGGAACAATATTTGTAGCATGAGTTTTTGGAATATTAATAGTTCTACCGCTGCCTTTTTGTATAAATTTGTTTATCATGAGTATATTATTATATTAGATTTAAATTATTTTGTACAATTTAGAATTAATTATAAAAATAAGAATTATTTAAATTTTATTAAAGCATCATTCATTCATTCAATTATTGGAATTAATTAAAGTAATTTTTAATTAAATTATGTATTAATTTAAAGATTATAATATATAATTTATTTATATATGAGTATAAATAAATTAAATAAATTATTATTAAATATAGAATCTATATTAAACTTGGATGATTTTATCAATAAAAAAAAAATTATTATTGATAATTTTAAAAAAGAAAATCCGGAAATATTAAATAAATATTCTGGAATATTTATTATATTGGAAAGAAATAATACAAAGAACACTATAGAAAGATTAAAATTTATGTTAAATATGGCAACAAAAGTAAAAGATAAAGATATATTAGAACATGACGCATCAGTTGCCGTTGGTCAAAGATTGGTAGATGATATAGTTAAACCACAACTTAAAAAATAATATATTATTATAACAATAACAATGTCTGCTGAAATAACTTATCTTGATATGGAATTATATTTAAATTATTCCATATTAATATCAAATAGTGTTCCAACATTTATAATAAGTATTTGTGATAATTTAATTGAATGTAATAAACTAATACAAAATAACAAAATATCTTATATATATAGAATTCCAATATATAAACTAGAATCTGGCATAAACCTTGAACTAAACTCCGATACGAATTTTAAAAAATACTATAATAATGATGATTTTGTAATTCCTAAAAATAATGATTGTAATATAGCTAAAAATAAAGATACATTGTATTATATTGTATATTTAATTCAAAATAAACAAATTTTCCCTATTAAAATAAGTCAAAATTTAATAGAAGTATGGAAATATATGAATTCTAAATTACAAAATAATATATATATAGTGGGATTAAAAAATAATAAAGTTTATAATTCAATATATGAATATGAATATTTAAGTGTTAATGTTTAACTTTATAAATCCCCTATTTTATATTTTTATTTATTAAAATTGAGTTTATTAAGATTATTTATTAAATTTTATATATATTTATATATTAATAATGGCTGAGAGACAATTATATATTGCAAGAAAAACAGTAATTGAAATGCTTACTGATAGAGGTCTAAATTCAAAATATATAAAAGGTTTTGTACCATCTGATTTTAAAATTATTTTTAAACATTTTACTAATTTTTCAGGAGTATTTGATATAGAAACAAAAGATGATTATGGACATAAGACGATAGTTAAGTTTATTCGATATATAAATGATAATAAAAATTCAATTAAAAATTTATCTTGTGTTGCAGATATTATATCTGCAAAAAGTGAATTAAATAAAATATATAATTTTTTAAGATCTACAAAAAATTTATTATTACAAGATACTTTAATATTTATAATATGTTATGGCGATCAAATAGAGGAATGTCATTTAAAATTTGAAGAAGAACATGATATTCTACAAATTTTTCATATATCTCAACTACAATTTAATATCACTCATCATAAATTAGTTCCCAAACATATACTTATTGATGAAAAAGAAAAAACAAATTTAAAAAACAAATTATATTTAACTACTTTTGATAAATTACCAACTATATTGGGAACAGATCCAGTTGCCAAATATTATAATATGAAAAATAATGATGTATGTAAAGTATTAAGACCTTCAAAAACCACTGCACAACATCCATTTTATAGAATATGTAAATCAAATAAAGATAGACATACCGTTATCCAATTAGTACCTATTCAATCGGAAACAAAACGCCGCCGACCCCGTAAAAGACCAAGACAAAGAAAAAGTAAAAGCAAAAGTGAAAGTAAAAGTGAAAGTGAAGATTCAGAAGCAGAAGCAGAAGCTGCTCAAGAACTTTTTGCTTCATCAGATGATGAATCAGATGATGACTCACGTTCTTTTGACCCATTTTCCATCGCACCACATTTTTTAGAAGGAGCTTTAAATGAAAATGAAGAAGATCATGATAATAAAGAAGGCTATATTTACAAAAATGGTAAATATGGTTTAGGTTACTACCAAGATGTACCTGGCTCAAAGTTTATGGAGTCTAAAACTTTTAATGGCTATAAACCAGGCTATATTTACGAAAATGGTAAAGGTTATCGCTCTAGTGATAGTGTACCATCATTAAATGGCGGTGATATTAAACATAAAAACGTTATTCTAAATTCAAAATTAAACCACCAAAATAGAGGAAAAATAAATAAAGTAAGAGAACTAAATAAAGTAAGAGAACTAAATAAAGTAAGAGAACTAAATAAAGTAGAAGATAAATCGATGGAAAAAAATTCGGACACATCGACATTATCTCCAATTATATTTGAAACCATTTTATCGGATGATGATAGTCAAACACAGTCGCTTTCTCATAATGGAGGAAGTCAAATCAGTGATAAAATAAACACTTTAAATAAATCCCAAGGTCTAGAATTAAATTTAGTTCCTCTAAAAACAGTATTAAATGCTGATAATATTGACAATAGTATAAAAATTCAACCTAAAATAGAAACAAATATTATAAATAAAACTATATTAAATGGTAATATAGAAACAATTAAAACAACTAATATTAAATTAGAAGATAATATATTACCAAATGCTGTATCAAACTTAGATAAAACAAATATAATAGAAACTATAATTGATAATGAAAGTGAACAATTAGTTTTACAAGATTTTGCTTTAGATAATAAAATAAGTTTAGAAAGTTTAGATATAAATTTATTAAATAATTAATTTACTAAATAATTAATTTACTAAATAACATTTATTATTAAAGAAAATAACCAATTACATGACCAATTACAAAATTTAAAAAAAATAAAATTTGGTTAAAATTACTTAGTATATTCGCGAATTCATAAATTCATAAGATTAATTTGTAATACAATTTGTGTATTAATTATTATAATATTCATTATTATTATTATTATAATATTCAATAACTTTTTCAATAAATTTTTCGTTGTTTGATCGTTTAAACAACATATTATTATTTAAACTTTCTAAAATATCTTCTTGGTAATAATTAGTTTTATACAAATCCGCTCCTAATCTAACTAAATTGTCTAAAATTTCAATAGATATATTTTCATCTAAATTTTGAATTTTACAACCATAAAAATTTTCATTATGTTCAGATTCCAATGTCCCTGTAATATAGCTCAATGATTGAGCATGATTTGAATACCAAGAATAATATGTAGTATCATTTACTTCGTCGAATTCATTCATAGTTTTAATAAGTTCTAGATATTTAAGAGGCTCAGTTTCAAGAAGTTCTTGTGTTGGGGATTGCATAATAAGTAGTATTTTTAATTTATAATAAAATTATTTAAACAAAGTCAAATTTTAATTCATAAACTAACTTATTTAATATAGTTTATATGAATTAAATACAAACCATGAGAGTTCCTATTACTCATGGGATTATTAAATCTAGATTTCGTTTTAGTTTAGTTTCCGTTTTAGTTTTAGTTTTAGTTTCCGTTTTAGTTTTCGTTTAAAAATAATTTTTCGTTTTTTACAATTGGTTTGAGGATATTTTTTATATAATCTAAATATTGCTAATTCTTTTTTTTTTGCTTCAATCATTATGTCAATATTTATATTATATTTTATAGGAATTTCTAGTAAATATTCTGGTAAAACTTCAATATAATCAGAATGATGCCCACATCTTCCAGAACCTTGCTCTGATACATGAAATTTAGGTTTAATTTTTCGTCTTTCCCAAGATTCTAATATTTGAGGTATATAATATCTTTCATTTTCAATTTTTTCATCTGGGTGTAAAATTTTATAACATGAATAGTGATGAGTATCAAATACTACTGGAATATTAATTATTTTTCCAATATCTAAACAATCTTGTATCGAAAAACATTTTTCACAATTTTCTAAAACAAGCCTTCTTTGTACATTTTCTGGTAATTTTTTAAATTGTTCACACCATCTTTGTTTTGTAGTTTTTTTATCACCATAAATTCCTCCTCCATGAACAACCATTACTGAATCTGCTCCCATTCCCATTAAATCTAAAACAGAAGCTTGGTAACTTAAATCCATAATTGTTTTTTCAAATGAAGATTTAGTAGGAGTTCCAACAACATTATACTGACCTGGGTGCATTGTTATTCTTTGATTATATTTCTTAGCTAGGTCTCCAGCTTCTTTTAATATATCTTTTGCAAAATCAAATGAATAATTTTCAACATTAGGATTTGATTTATGTGGAAATAAATTACTTGTTATACGAAAAACTTTTATTCCATTATCTTCATTCCATTGAATCATTTTAATTAAGTCTTTACAATTTAGTGTTATTCTACGTTTTAATTCACTAATTCCTTTTTCTTTTATAATTCTTTGAATTATGTTTCTCGAAGAATAAATGGAAGGTTTATCTTCTCTAAGTGTTATATTCATGCAACATAGTCCAAGTTGAACTGGTTTGTGTATGCTCATAATTTAAAATTTATATAAATAATTATTTCAAAATCAAATTTATAAAATATCTATATTAAATAAAATGTATTTATTGTAGCCTTTTTTGAAGTAGTCTGTAAATCCGTTTCCTATTAACCAAATGATTTTTATATATTTAAATTCGATTGTTTTTATCTTAATTTTTTAAATTTTATTATAATAAATTTAATATTTTAATATAATAAATGAAATGGAAAGATAAATTAAAAGAATGGTCTAAAGGTATAGTTTTAACATATCCAATAAAAATAAATAAATCTTTTTTTTATGAAACATCATTTATATCATCAAATGGTGAAGAAGAATATGAAGAAAAATTTATTGAAAGTGATTTATTAGATACAATGAACCAAAATTATAAATTATTTCAAAAATATATTATAAAATCTAAAAATAAATATGTTATATCATTTTTAAATTTATCAAAAACATCATTACTTATTATTCCATATCCAAGACAAAATAAAAAATTTACAACATTAAAACATTTTATAGATAATTCAACTAAATTACAACAAATAAAATTTTGGAAAAAAGTTTCTAATAGTATTAAAAAAATGTTGAAAATATATAAAAAAGTTTGGGTTAGTACTCATGGTACAAGTGTTCCTTATTTACACATTCGAATAGATATTACTCCAAAATATTATATAACAAATAAATTTAAATAAAAATGATTAAATATAATCTAAAAACTAATTTATAAAAATATATATATTATATAATGAAAAATCCAGAATTATGTTTAATGGGTTCGGAAAAAGGCAAAAATGGTATAAACGGACCATGTTGGGATAATTATACATATGTAGGACCTAAAGTAGGGAAAAAAGGAAGCTGTATAAGTAAAAAAAATCTTTGTAAAAAAAATACTATTAGAGCAAAAGGATATTCATGTAAAGTAAAATTAGTAAAAAATGGAAAATTAAATTGTGAAAAAACTAAAACTAAAATGAAAACGAAAACTAAAACGAAAACTAAAACTAAAAAAAAAGTATTAAATAAAGATAAATATAATAAATGTTTATTAATTGCTAAAAATAGAGTTAAAAAAGGAGAAATAAATTTATGTCCCCGAGGATATTGTACAGCTAAACATACATTTGAAGTTTATCCATCAGCTTATGCAAATGGTTATGCTACAAGCGTTTGTAAAGGAAAAAAATCAGATGCCATTGGTAACATTAAATCCGATAATTCTTATATTGATAGATTAAATAAAAAACAAAATCGTATAAAAAAAACGAATAATTTAAAAAGATGGTATGATGAAAAATGGGTTAATTTATGTAAAAAAGGAACTGGACCAGGTGGTTTTGATATATGTGGTAGTGGAAAAGGAGTTAATAATTTAAAGGAATATCCATATTGTAGAGCATATTATAAATTACCCGGAACTAAAGTAGTTACAGTTGAAGAATTAAAACAAAATTTATCTAAATTAGAATTTAATAATTTAATAAAAACAATGTGTAAAAAAAAAAAATCATTACAACAAGGTATTAATGGAAAACCTACAAGAATAAGATTGCCAAAATGGGTATATGAAAAAATAAAAAAAAATAGACTCCTAAAAGGCGGTTGTTGGAATATTATTGGTAATAAATTATTTTTTTATTAAACAATGTTTTTTATTAAACGGTGTTTTTTATTAAAACATTGACTTTAATTGATATAAACACCATATAAGAGAAAATCTAAGAGAAAATCTAAAATAATTTATAATGTTAATTTAATATATAAAAAATAATTTGATAATTTATATTTTTTATATATAAAGATAAAAACATATTACCAAATACTATGAAATCTACAACATTTGCCTTACAAATAACGAATGAAAATAATCTACCAAATTTTAATTTAACAACATTACCATTATCAACTAATTCCGTTGGTTTTAATACTTCAGCATTAACTACTTCTGATATACAACCATTTGACACATCTATTTCAACTACTTCAAGTGAAGTGGTACAAATAAATTTTTCAAGATATGATGATTTAAATGTTTTTTCAAAATGTATTTTAATATTTTTCTTAATTTGTATAAAATTGCATTAAATTACGTATAAATAAGTGTTTTTAAATTAGTATTTATTCTAATTATTAATATTTTTATATATAAATATTATGTAAATATTCATTAAATTGCCTGTATTAATATTAATTTGATATAAATAAAATAAAATATTTATATCAAAAAAAACAAATTAAACAAATGGAAAATTATAACTATTATAACAATACAGCATTCATTAATCAACTATGGTATGAATCTCATAGTAAGATTATAGAAATGGTTGCCAATGAATTAGGCGAATCTGATAAAGTTGATGACCTAATTCAAAAATTTATCGGCAAACCAATGAAATTAAAAAAATTTAAAGATCCTAATAAACCTAAACGAGCAAAAACTTCTTATATATATTTCTGTATAGAAATGAGACTTATTATAAAAAAAGAATGTCCTGATTTAAAATTTGGACAAATAATGAAAGAACTTGGGAAAAGATGGAATAACTTGCCTAAAAAATTAAAAGAAAAATATGAAAATTTACACAACGATGATGTTAATAGATATGAAGAAGATATGAATGAATATTATGAAAATTCTCTTTAAAAAATTCTTTTAGAACCATAAAATATTATAATTATTCTTTTTTTTTCCTAATATAAATGTTTCATTATATAGTTATTATTTCTTATTTTAATATTTTATCTACTAAACCATATTGAAGACATTTAGTAGAATCTAACCAAATATCTTGTTTTAATAATGATTCTAAATGTTCTTTTGGAATTTTAGTATTTTCTAGATAAATTTTTTTAATAATATCCATTAATCCCTGTAAATTATAAAATTGGTCTTTAAGTTCTTCGAATTTACCAGACTTTGACCCACTTAATTGATGTATTAACATTAATGAATTATGGGATATATATCTTTTTTTACCAGCTATACTAATTAATGTAGCAGCGCTGGCTGCAAATCCATCAATATAAGTATATACTGGTGTTCTTAAAGTTTTAATTAAATCTATAATATAAAGAGTATGAAATAAACTACCACCCTCACTTTGAATATGTAGATGAATTGGCGGTGGTTCAATGTTATATTGTTGAGATATAAGCTGTGATTGCATATCTGCTTTATTTATTTTATTTTTTAATTCAAAACTACTTCTATGGGATACTGGTCCATAAAAATATATTTTATTATTAACATCTTGTATAATTGTCGAGTCGCTCATAGATTCTACCGAATAATCAATATCTACTGAATTTGTAAATGATAAAAAACTTAAAAATAATATAATAAAAAATGTTTTCATGAATATATCAATATTTATCTGTATGTTTAAGTTAATATAATTCACATCTTTTATTTTATAAAAACATTTTGTTAATTATTTCAGTATATTTATAATGTTTATAATATAATAAAATGGAAACATTTATTTACAAAGCAACTATTGAAAAAATATATGATGGAGATACAATTACATGCACAGTAGATTGTGGGTTTGGTGTTAAATTAACAAAACAAAAAATTAGATTATATGGTATCAATTGTCCCGAAATGCGAGGAGAAAATAAAATTAAAGGTATAGAATCGCGTGATGCTTTAAGAGAAAAAATAATGGGAAAAAATATTTTGTTAAAAACGATTAAAGATAAAAAGGGCAAATATGGAAGGTATTTGGGAATAATATATTTAGATCAAGAAAATATAAATGATTGGATAGTCACTAATAATTATGGTGTAAATGCAAATTATTAAATATAAATATTTACAAACAAGTATCATAAAATTCAAATAAGTTTTCGTAAAATTCAAATAAGTTTAAGTAATTTATAAAATTTGATAGATTCTTAAAAATTTATATTGATATAGTAAATATCTAAATAAATGTTTAAATATTATTCTATTGGGGAAATCAGATTACATAACACTACTGATAGTTGCTGGTTAATAGTCCAAAATAAAGTGTATGATGCTACTTTGTTTTTAAAAAAACATCCAGAGCATAGTCATAGAATTTTAAAAAATGGAGGACAAGATGTTACGGACGACTATAATTTTCATACTAAATTTCAGAAAAAAATCTGGAAACAATATCATATAGGATATTTAAAAAAAAAAGAATATTTTGAAAAAAATAGGTGTTGTATTATACAATAATGATGTAAATATAATTATTAATATAAATATGAATTATTAAATTTAATAGATTTAAGTTTAAATTTGAATTATTATAAAAAAATTTTAATATATAAATAAATGACTACTGAAACAAAATCTATATTGACCAAAAGATTAGTTAAAGAATTAATAATATTAGAAAATGTTGATACTATTGAAATAATAGATTATACTAATAAAAAAATTCAAATTATATTAAAATATTTTAATTTTAAATTTAAAATCGATATTAACATACCGTTAAGCTACCCATTTAGTGGTCCTTCAATTACAATAAATAATCATAAATATATAAAGATTTTGCAAAAATTAATAATAAATGGTAAATGTTGTTGTTGTGAAAGTCTTACATGTTCAAGTAATTGGGGACCACTAAAAAAAATTATAAATATAATAGATGAAATTAAATTAAATATAAGATATAAATTAAATAAAGTGTATCTATTGTTTATTGATAAAATAATAAATAAACACTTGGGATTTTATTTACCCATAAGAGAGTATTTAATTTTATAATTTATTATTTCATTAAAATTAATTGTTAAATTTATATTATGGTATATTATATTATAGTATATATTATGTTTATAAATGTAATGAATGATGAGCAAATATTAGAAGGTATAATAGGAGGATTGGGTTTTATAATATGGTCTATATATTGGAAAAATAGAGTTCAATATAGTATACAAGTAGAAGCTTTTTTTGCTTGGATGTTTGTATGGTACACACGTAAGATTGGTATGAATTTTTATAAATATTTGAAAAAGAAATCAATTATAAATTTATAGTATAATTATTATATATAAAATTATTATATATAAAATTATTTAATCCACTTTTTTGTTGATTTGTTTGCTTTATAATTGTTAACATTTTACATATTTGTGGGTTTATGGAATTATTGTGGATATATTTGTTAAATAATTCATATAAATTAGCGACGCGACCACATATTTTTAGCATATGAAGCAGCAGATGAAGCAGCAGATGAAGCAACGCCAAGTAATTTAGAAATTGGACCATATTGTGCTTTTGCGAACTCAACTCGTGAAGACATTACATTATAACTATCAAGTATTCTACCCATTTCGCGTCCGTCTAAATCTAAATTATAATCAAGAAAAACTAACTGTCTTTTTGAAATAAGTTCATCATGACTATTTACAATCATACGTATTATAGAATCGTTTACTGATTCTCCGTGATGGGCAAATTCGCCATCTCTATTAAAAAGATCACCTGCATTTGATACTGCTCTTGTAACAGAAGTGTTATTATTAGTTCTATCAGTTGCAATTATTATTAATGCGTTTGGAGCTACTGAATTAGCTTCGTTTATTAATTTAGTTAGTTTTACATATTCACTTCTAGCATCAGATGGATTAACAAGTGGTAATATAATTATATTAGTTTCTTCAGTAATACGTCCTAATAAAGTATTTAATGCAGGTAAATGTTGTATATCTAATTTATAAGATTTTCCTGGTAAATTTAGTGTCATTCGAAGTTGTTCAAATGTTGATTTTAAATCATTTTTATGTACATTTTGAAATACATGTTGTGCGAAACGGGAACCATTAGGTGAACTGTCTGAAACGACAATATTTAATGATTTGGTAGGAGTTTTGGAAGAAAACGCACCACCAACAAATTTCATATATTTTTTAATAATTTTTCTACCTAATTTAGAATTAATAGATACTTTTTTACCATTTTCAGGATTAATTATTTTATTATACATTTTATTATACATTTTATAATATATATATATATATTTAAATTTGAAAAAGATTGTTTTAAAAAATATAATTATTAATAAATATATTTATTATGAATGAATATATAAGTGGTAGTATTGTAGGATTGTCTCAAATTTTAATAGGACATCCATTTGACACTGTAAAAACAAGAATCCAATATAATAAAAAAATTATAATAAAAATCAAACCTTTATACAGAGGATTAAAATATCCTTTATATAGTTCAATTATAATAAATTCATTTATGTTTGGAACGAATCATAAAATAAATAATTATATAAATAATTATTATTTATCTGGATTTATTTTAGGTTCATGTATGTCAATAATGTTAAATCCATTTGATTTGTATAAAATTAAAACTCAAAATAATTGTTTGATTGAAAAAAATAAGAATATTATAGGAATGATTAAAAATAATTATAGAGGTATATCCCCAACTTTTTTAAGAGAGTCTATAGGTACATCAATTTATTTTGGAACATATTATCAAATGAAAAATAAATCAGATAATATATTTATAATAGGTAGTTTATCTGGATTTTTATCATGGTTATTTACATATCCCATAGATGTTATAAAAACCAGAATTCAATCTAATAATGATATGACAATTAAAAAAGCTTTTTTACAAAAACAATTATGGAAAGGGTTTGGTATATGTAGTATTAGAAGTATAATTGTAAATGGTAGTGGATTTTACTTTTATGAAAAAATAAATAAAATATTTAAACAACTATAAAATATAAATATTAATAATACATATGAATTATATTAACAATCGTTAATAATTAATTCATTTATTAATAATTTAAATTAATTAAATATATTATTATATATTATAGATGTACAATTATATTATCAATCCAGTCACAAATCGAAAAGTATCAGTATATGGAAAACTTGGAAAAAAAATAATAAATAATTATTTAAATATTAAAAATGGCGGTAGTACAGCCAGTGTAGATAAAACACCAACATACAAAAAATGGGCTGAAATTTGGCCTAAACGCGGTCCTCCTGTTCAACGAGTCCCAGTGGCTAAACAACCAACTGTATCAACTACAAGGGGCACAGTAACACATCCCGGCAGACCCAGACCAAGAACCAATGCGCGTTTAGATACGGAAATACTATTTACAATATATGGTATAAATTCAGAATCAAAAGGATTTTACTCGATATTACAGAATGAACCAATGTTAATTAAAAGTCGCAATACCCAGGGTGATATTAAAAAACGATTATTAAAAAATCATGTAGCCCAACAGCGCAAGATTTCGGATAACTTAACTCCTGATGGAAGATTAGCTAATGATTATATAGTAAGTGAGATATTTAATCCTGTTATAAATAAAATGATGAAACTAAATCCAGATGGATCCCACGATTATGATAATACACTAGTACAAGAACAATATATAAATTATGGAAAACCCATAATTGTTGTTATAATTAAAAAGAAAAAATAAAGAAAATGGATAGACATTTAATTTAGTGATTGGATCGGACCATCACCTCTATTATATTTATTTTTATTTTTTAAATTACCAAATTACCAAATTACAAAAATAAAAATCAATTTAAATTTAAATTTTAATACATAAATTATTCCTTAATACTAATACTAAATTTTTCTAGGTCTTTTTTACAAGTTTCATATGATAATTTTTCGGTTGTGGTTTTATAACAAGTTTTTCTATCTAATAAATTTTCACATTCAAATTTATTATCTAAACATTTCGTAATTTGATAATATGGACCATAAAATCCCATATGATCGCGTTTATTAGGCATTTTAATACCCGTTTTAGGACAAATATAAGAACCACCTTCATAATCACCTTCTTCTATAAGATTCAAACCTAATTTTTCTTTTAAATTTAGCATAAGTTCTTGTAGTGGTTTGCAACCTTCTGATGATGTACTTCCCAACAATGATACTTTTCCCCAATATGTATGAATATGCTGAGGACTGCCATAATATTCTTGTAATATAAATACTTTTGGATCCTTAATTTGTAAATAACTACCTGCAAATAGTTGTTTACAAAGTGTTGTGTTTAGTCCTGGGATTGTTACATATTCTTGATAAATTAAATCTTGAATTTTAGAAATAGTATTTCCAAGTTGTGTTTTTTCTTCAGTTGTAATCATGATTAAAATTAGTTTATTAAAAATATAATATTAAAATTGATTGTCAAATTTTTTAAGAAATCTATATGTTATTTTGTTTATATGGTTATATATGGTCATGTTTTAATGTATTAATATGATAATAAATAGGTCAAGTTGATTTGTAATTGAAATATGGTGAGGAATTTATTTACAATTTAAAAATAAAAATATATAATAAACATTAAATAGTTGCACATTAAATATATTAGATAGTCACATATTAAATTATTAAATAGTCATACATTACATGTTTATTATATCCATTTAATTGGAATTTTATCCCATTCCTCTAATTTCTGGTTTATTTTAGAGAAATGCTTACAACCAAAAAACCCGCCTCTATTTGCGGATAACGGACTTGGATGTTTAGCTTCTAAAACAAAATGTTTATTTAAATCTATATATTTTTTTAAACTTTTAGCAAAATTTCCCCAAAGTACAAATATAACAGTATCACAATTTTTAGAAATATCTTTAATAATTTCTTTAGTATATGGTATCCAAAATTTTACATGTGAGCCAGCACATTTTTCGCGAACAGATAATGAAGTATTTAGAAACAAAATACCCTGTTGTGCAAGATCAGTAAAATCTGTATTTTCTCTTTTATGACCTAAATCACTTTTAATTTCCTTAAATATATTTCTCAATGATGGGGGGATTTTGATTCCATCTGGTACGCTAAAACATAAACCATTTGCTTGTCCTTTTCCATGATAACAATCTTGTCCTATAAAAACAACTTTAAGTTCGCTAATATTAAAGAATTTAAAACTATTAAAAATCTGTTCTTCTGGTGGTAAAATTTGCAAAAAAGGTTCATATGTGTTTTTTTCTTTAGAATAATTATCATTAATATTCTTAATCAAATCTGGATATTTTAATAAAATATCTTTCCAATCTGTTTTTAAAGAGTTTATTTGATTTACAATCATCATTTTTATTTTATTTAAAACATAAAAAATAATTTAATCAAATTTATATAAAAAATTTTAAAAAACAAATATCATAATAATACTAATTTTTATAATATATGTTAGGAATAATAAATACATAAATACATAAATACAAAATAGAATTAAAGATATCCTAATCCTAAAATAACTCTTGTATATTCATATAATGGTAAATATAAGCAATATATAGGACAAATTCGCAGAAACATTGGTAACCATCCTTTAAAACAATTTTGAATATTTCCTTTATTTCCAGTTTGATACATTGTAAGTAAATAATCAGATGGAGTAGCAAAAGTAGCCGATAAAAATGCCGCATTTATAGACGATATAATATGTAATGTAGGTCCTTCATTGATTTTATATTTTAATAATAATTTTGTACCATCATATCCAAGTGTATTACCAGAATTCATTAAAGAACCTCTTAATGCCAATATAGTAATTCCGCTATATAATCCTTTAAAACCACTATTAATAAAAATAGATTTAAATGCTTTAAAAGTACTTTTATAATTATATTTATAAATTTCTTTATCAGCCTGAACTCTTGTTTTTATAATCCACAAAGGATTACTTATACCATATCCCAAAGCTCCTGATATTAAACCTGCGCTAAATATTGACATTTTAGTTTTTTTTGTAGATATTTTATTTCTTATATAAGGATATAATCCTATACCAATTCCTCTTGAAATTCCAGAAGCAATTACATTACTTGAAAATCCAGGTTTCCAAAGTCCATTTATAATACCCTCGTTTTTGATAATATTATTTAAATAATTATTAAAATTACTATTTTTAGAGACTTGCCATCTTATTCTTAAACAATCAAGTGGATTGAAAATGGCTACTGATAATGCAACGCATGATGAACTTGCTATAATATTTTTATAAATGTCCATATTCGTATATATATTAAGATATTTATTAAAATTACAAAATTTAAAAACTTGTCAATTTTTATATTTATTTAAAAAATTAGTATTATTTAATTATATATGACTGATAAAACAAATTTTCAAAAAATTATAGAATTTCATAAAGCGTTTGGTTTAGAGTATAATAAAAAACATCAAGAAAAATGTTTTGATAATACAAAACTTATTAAATTAAGATTGGATTTAATCCAAGAAGAATTAAATGAATTAAAAGAAGCAATTGAAAAAAGAGATTTTACAGAAGTTAGAGACGCTATAGGTGATATATTATATGTTACATATGGAGCTGCTGCATCATTTGGAATAAATGCAGATAAAGATTATAATATTATACATAAATCAAATATGACTAAATTATGTAAAACTGAAAAAGAAGCATTAGAAACAATTGAATCATATAAAAAAAAGTTTGTAGAAGGTACCAGTCCATATGATACGCCGGCTTATAAAAAATCAGAGGATGGAGTATATTATATAGTTTTTAATAAATCTAGTGGAAAAATATTGAAGTCAATAAATTATACACCAGTTAGTTTTTAGTTTTTAGTTTTTAGTTTTTAGTTTTTAGTTTTCATTTGATTAAATTATATGTATTGGTTGTTTAGAAATAATATTAAAAATTTCATGATTTTGTAAATCTTCATTGAAATATTCTTTATAATATGCGATAATTGATTGAACAAGTTGGAAACCATTTTTACATGATGAATTGGAAAGGAAATCTAAAAGTCTTTTAATATTACGATTTTTTAATAAATTATATTTTTGTAGATTGTATCTTGTAGATCTAATAAAATTTAATATATCTTCTTTTGTACTACCATCTGAAAGAAAACCCAAATTAAAATCGAATAATATAAATCTACCATCTTTAAATCCAATATTATCAAGTGTTGTGTCACCATGAGTATAGTGTTTATCTTCACTTGGTCCATCATGAATATATGACAAAGCATCACCAATTTCTATAAATAACTTCATTAATGTTAATTCATTTTTCCAAATTTCGCATGTTAAAAACGATTCTCTATCATCATAATGTTCAATTAAAGGATTAATTTTTTCAGTTACCAATGCGAAAAAATTATTTTTAATCAATTTCAAATTATCTAATATTCCACTGGTTGTATTAGTGGTTTTTACTGATATATTACCATAAAGTTGAACTGAAAAATTACTTTGCATACCAATTTTCATAATAGTAAGTACTTTATTAAATATTTTTTCACTTGTAAAAATTTTTATTACAAATAATGGATAAATTAAAATCAAAACGGATCCACTACTTGATGTTATTTTTAATGGCAATTCGAATTTATTATAATTGTTAATTTTAATAATTTTTTTCAATAATTTTAAACCAAAATTATTTAGATTAAATTCATTTTTATTGGTAATTTCGATATCGATAAGATTATTTAAATCAATTAGCTTTGGCATATTATATTATATGTTTATTTATTAATAATTTATAAATTTATCTTTCAAATTTATAATTTGACCTTAAAGGTAATCCAATAATTTAATATAAATGGTTAAAATTATTTTAAAATATTCCAATATAATTAAAAATCAAGCAACAATTAATATTGGATGTATAGGTCACGTAAGTGAAGGAAAATCTACAATAGTTAGACGTTTAACTGGAACTGAAACACAAAGACATAAAAAGGAAAGAGAGAAAAATATTACAATAAAATTGGGTTATGCTAACTTTAAAATATGGTCAAATTTGGAAACAGGAGAACTTTTTTATACATCATCTGATAAACAAAAACACCATCATCCAATTTCAAATGAAAATTTAACATTAGTAAAACATTTATCATTTGTAGATTGTCCGGGACATGACTCATTTATGTCAACAATGCTTGGTGGAACTTCAGTTATGGATTGTGCATTTTTACTTATAGCTTCAAATAATAAAATTATTCCTCAAGTACAAACATATGAACACCTTATGGCTATTAGCAATACGGACATAGAAAATGTTCTTATTTTGCAAAATAAACTTGATTTATTAAATTCTAAAAAAGAAGCAAAAGACAATTTAGATAAAATTAAAGATTTCGTACATGGTTCTCCTTATGAAAAATCTACTATTCTTCCTATTTCTGCTCAAATGGGAACGAATCTAGAAAAAATATGTGAATATGTATATCAAAATATAGATTTTACAAATAAAAATATTAATTGTAATCTATATATGCCTATAATTAGGTCATTTGATACGAATAAGCCTAAACAAGATTATAAAAAAATGACTGGTGGAGTTATTGGAGGATCGATATTACGCGGTGTTCTTAATGTAGGAGATTATATTGAAATAAGACCTGGAATTATAAGTGTGAATAATGGTAAAAGGATATGTTCTCCAATTGTAACAAAAGTTGAGTCTATTTATTCCGAGAAAAAATCGATTGAATATGCAATACCCGGTGGATTAATTGGTATTGGAACTTCAATGGATCCATTTTTCAGTGGTTCTAATAGATTGGTTGGTCAAATTATGGGAAAAATAGGTTCTTTGCCAGATATATTTTCAGATATAAATGTTAAAGTGAAAAGATTACGTAGATTTGATATGGATAAAATTAAATTTTCAAATGGTGAAAGAATAATGGTTTCCATAAACAGCAGTACTATTTATGGAAATATTAGAGTTAAAGGTAAATCGGGTAAAATTTGTCTTGAAAATCCAATTTGTTGTAAGCTTGGACAAAAATTTTCAATTTTAAAAAATATAAAAGGCTCTTACAAATTACATTCTACTGGGGAAATTTTAGGTGGAACCAAATTTACAAATATAAATTATACATGTGATCTTAAACAATATTCTTCTAAAAATAATGTTGAATATATTATTGAAAATGATATAAAATTAGGCGATACTAAATTTAATTTTGATTATGACGAAATGATAGATAATTTTGAATTTGAAAGAAAAGTGAAAAATAATTTTTTAGATTATAGATCAGTAATCATAATAAGGAAAGCTAGACAAATAATTGTTGAAAATATGTATTCTATTTTGTCTAAACTTCACGATCTGGAATGTAAAGAATTTAAATATAAAAATAATTTTATTAAATTTTTTGAAAATGAAATAAATAAATCATGTAGATTTAATGGTGAAAACCATTTTATAATGGGTGGCAAATTTAAAACCGCTCAAGTTCAAAATTTGATTGATAAATATGTTAAAAAATATGTTTTATGTCCTATTTGTTCTTCTGAAAATACTAAACTAATAAAAGAAAATAAATTAATAAAAATTAAATGTAAAAAATGTACTTCAATAAATAGTATAATTTAAAATTCTTAAAAAAAATATTAAATAAACTTAACTTAAACTTAAACTTAAACTATTGTTCAAATTTTTCTATATCATTATATGCAATCATTATATTTGGATTTTTTATTTTTTTAATATCTTCGGTTTTTGTAAGAATAAATCCTTCAAGATCGTTTTCCAAAATATTTTTATATTCTAAACAATAATTTGGTATTGAAATTATATATGGTGTTATTTCTTCTATTTTCTCTATTTTATTTAAATAATCTATAATTTCTTGTTTTCCATTAATTGAAAGTGAATTTATTGTAATATTAAATTTAACAATATATTTAGTATCTTTTATAGATTTTGTTATTATTTTATATAAGCATTCATATTCATTTTTGGTTAAATCTTGAAAATCATGATTGATTTCAATAGACTCTTTTTTTATTTTATTGAAAATATTAAAAATTTCAGATTTTTCATATTTCCATAAAATTTTATTATAATAATTTTCTATTATATTTTTATCAATAATTTTATTTTTTCTAACAAAATTTGTCATAATAAGTTTACATTTTTTATATTTATTATAAAAATTTCTATATTCCATTTCTTCTTCTTTAGTTTGATATTTTTTAGAAAGATTTACATAATTTTTATTTGCATCTATATCCATAACAGTGAGTGGATATTCTTTGTTAATTTTTATAAGTTTTTTTATTTGATAGAGTCTTTTTTTATTTGATGCATCTTTAAAATTTAAAAAAGCTTCCATATTATCATACTCCGTTAATTTAACATTAATCCCATATTGTGTCATAGATTTAACTTTTCCTAAAACAATGTCATATTCATCTGGAATATTATTTTTGTAAAATCGTTTCATAGTATTAGTATTAGTATTATTATTGTTATTTTATTTAAGTGTATTTTATTATTTTTAAAAAATTAAATTGAAAAGTTTTAATATATGGTTTAAAAAGGTTGCATTTAGATAACTGTATTTTATAAAATATGTTATAAAATAACTCGACAATTTGGAATATTTTGTTTTAAAATTAATTTATATTTAAAAATTGTGTTACTATATACAATAATGTCTTGTATTGATTTATTATTTAAATCGTATTATAATTATGAATTTAAATGTTTTGGTAATTATTGTCACAATAAAATAAAATTTATATCTTTTACAGATATAAATAGACTTATTTATATAACAAGTCAATGGGAAGTAATAAGTGTATATGATAATAAAATAAGTGGTTATTGTACTGAATGTATAAAATTAAGAGATAAAAAAACGGAAGAACAGTTAAAGCTAACTATTAATGAAATAAAATATTTAAATAACGAAGTTGAAAGATTAACTAACGAAGTTGAAAGATTAACTAAAACTAATTTAGAATTAAAAAAAGGAAAGAACAACAATAAATGTATTGAAAGATTAATAAAAAATATAGAGTCTAAATTAACAGATAAAAATTATTTAAAATCGATTTATTTAGATAATACAAAACCGAGTAATATATCTTGGGATACAATTGATTATATACTAAAACATACAGAAAATTTAACTCAAAATGAACTAGATAAAATGTCAGATACTCAAAAAATGCAGTTAGTTTAAATGTATAAAATCTATAAAATCTATAATAATAACCCACATTGATTGTTTAATTTAGATTGTATAATAAATAATAAATACTAAATAATAAATAATAATAATAAATAATAAATACTAAATAATAAATAATAATAATAAATTAGATATAAATATATAACATAAAGTTATTTTATGTATTTATATTAAATGAAAAAAAAAATACATTTTATATTACCAGCCGGTGGTATTCGTGGAAGTTTTCAAGCAGGTTTTCTCCATGATTTATTTACAAATTATAAAAACACTTTTGATGTATATAGAATTGATGGTACTTCTGTTGGTTCAATTAATGGTATAATGACACTTTTGGAAGAATTTTCAATATTAAAAGAAACTTGGTTTGATATAGAAAAAATAACTGATTTCTTTTCTAAATGGTCCAATTTTCCTATAATAGGTTCATTACAAAATTTATATTATGGATTTTGGAATAAAGGTGTTTTTAATAATCAACTTCTTAATAATAAATTAAAAAAAAATTTATTAGAAATTTTAAAAAATAAGTCAGTTGAATTGTTAGATAAATATTCATGTGTAGTTACGAACGTTACAAATGGACAATTAGAATATATAAAAGGTTCAAATCCAAATATATTAGAATATGTGACAGCATCGGCATCACCTTGGATAATCACCAATCCTAAAGAAATTGATGATATATTATATACAGATGGTGCTTTATTAGAAACATATCCTATAAAATATGTGGAAGAATCAGATGCGGATTTAATTGTTATTGTTGGATTCGATCAAGAAGTTGTACAATTTAAAAAACCAGATGTATCTAATTTGTTATATTATTTAGCAGCTTTATTAGATATTTCAAGATTTCATTCTGCTAATAGTATAAAAATAAAAGAATTAATAAAATTAGAGAAAGTTGTCCCTATTACCAATACGATGAATGCTATTATGACAGAATTTAAACATGAAACAATAAAAAAAGGATTTAAACAAGGTCAAGAAATGGCACATTTATTTTACAAGACATATTTAGAAGAAAAAGATGTAATAAAATTAGTAAATTAAAATTTATGTAATAAAATCAGAATACTAACCCAAATAGCAAAAGTTCCACAACCAACAAATTTAAAAATTTTCATGTTATTGATTGAATCTTTTTTTTCGCACATTGGCGATAATACTGTAAGATATGCACTTATATTTTTAGGATCATGTTTGTGTACATATTGTTCTTGACATCCTAAATGAACACTCATTAATATAAATAAAATAATACTTATTAATATATAAATTTTATAATTTTTTAAAGTGGTATATTTAAAAAACACACTAAAAAATATTATATTAATTAAAAGATCTTTTATATGATCAAACGAATCACCAAATTCAGTAACCATATTATAGGTTCTTGCATAATTACCATCAAATACATCAAAACAATATGAAACAAAATATAAAATAGAAGCTAATATATAATTTTGTTTATAAAATGAATATATTGACATTAATCCTAAAATCATTGAAATTAATGTAAGATGATTTGGTGTAAAATTTAATTTTTTAAATAAACTATAAAATTTTTTACCAACAAAAATAATTACATTATCAATTGGATTTTCTAAATTATAAGGTATTTTTCTATCATTATTAGTCATAATATAATATAATAGCAATATTATTTAATTATTTACAACTACAATTTAATAATATTTTTTAATAATATCCTTTAATAATATTTTTAATAATCATATTGTTGATTTTCATCAATATAGTCTATTTCATCTTCGGTTGATTCTCTTTTTAAATATACATTTCTTTTAGGAAATCTGCCAAAATTTTTAATAACATTTAAATGTCTTTTTTGATGATATAGTGCTTTTTTAAGTATATTTCTTTCAGATATATTTTTTTCATTTTTAATCAAATTAGTAAGCATTTTAACTCCAAAATATTGGTCATCTAAATTTTCACTATGTTGATATGGCATGAGGACAAACATTTTTTCAGCAGCAGTAAATTTATTTAAATGTATATCTAAACCCATTTCTGTAAATAATAGAGCTTTTTCATCATTTTGATATGCTTTATAAGTGTCTCTATAAATATGTCTTGAAAATTGATCTAATAGTATTATCATTGCCAAATATGATTTAGGATAAGATAGCCATTCTAAATAATTCCCTTTTTCGGCTTCATTTAAAATTTTTAAAAAATGATTTTTAATAAATTTATCATATTTTTTTTTACTCATAAACCATTTTTCAAAATCAATAGGATTTTGAAACCAAAAATCTAAAATTTTGAAAAAATAATTAGAATTTTTATTTTCTAAATTATAACTATTCATTATTTATCTTGTTATATTTTTTTTTTAAATAAATCTTATTTAAATTTAAATTAAATTTTGATTAAGTGGTTTTTGTTTACTTATAATAATCCTAATTATCTTTTATAGATTTTGTAATCTATAGAATATATTATACCATAAACTTTATTTATTATTAATTTATTTATTAATTTATTTATTAATTTATTATTAATTCTAATTCATATAAGATAAAAATAATAATATTACGTTTAAATAAAAAATCTAATAACGATAAAAGACAAACACTATAAAATATATATGAATTGAATTATATTCTATATTCTAAATTATTATAAATTAAAATTAATAAAATTAAAATTAAGTTTCAAAGGTAATTTATTTAATATAAATTTTGTATTAGCTCTTAAATGTGACGAATAAGTATTATATTAAAATTAATTTTATAATTAAATATAAATGAATGAATTAAGAAATGGAATTAATACACGATTAGAAAGTAGAGAAAATTTTGATACTATTCGTTCTCAATTTATGAATACACGAACTTCACAAGATCAACAAATTATAAAGCCTATTAATCAGGATGAATTGTTAAATTTTCATAAATTTTCAGATGATATTACAAAATTAGATAATTCTAAAATAAATACAAATGTAAATGAGGAATTTGAAAAATATTCTAAATCTAGGAAAATAGAGCCTAAAATAGATAATTTAAATTTCAATAAAAATAATTTAAAAATAGAAAAAAATAATAATTTAAATACTGAATTTCAATTTCAAAAAAATAAAGAAAAAACTATTGTTAATAATAATAATTATAATAAAAGAAAAATTGTAAGAGAAATGCACCAAAAAAATCAAGAAATTTTAAATACTAACCAAAATACAAAACAAAACCAAAATATTAACCAAAATCAAAATATTAATCAAAATAGTAACCAAAATACAAATCAAAATATTAACCAAAATATAAATCAAAATAGTAACCAAAATAGTAACCAAAATATTAACCAAAATAGTAACCAAAATACAAATCAAAATACAAATCAAAATACAAATCAAAATATTAACCAAAATATAAATCAAAATATTAACCAAAATACAAATCAAAATAGTAACCAAAATACAAACCAAAATACAAAACGAAATACTAATTTAAACACTAACCAACATATAAATCAAAATAATAACTTAAATAATAACCTAAATACTAAAATAAATACAAATTATAAAAATAATAATAATAATCAACAATATATTCCAGAAATTGGTAAAAAAAAAAAACTTACCAATATTTTATTAAAAGTGCTTAAAAAAAGAAATTTATTTACAAATGAAAAAATAGTAAATAAATATATAGAAAGATATAATTTAAATGCTAATAAAATAGAGCCAACATTGCTTAATCAAGTTATTTTTGAAATTCGCCAAGAACATCAAAATAATAATCATGTTGATATAGAATTTGAAGAAGAAACTAAATTAACATCATTTTTAATTTCTATAAATAGTAAAGATAGAGATACTAAATTATGGAAATGTCCGAATGAGTATAGTATTAATTTCGCACCACAAAATGGGCAAAAAAACGGATATATTAATCGTGCGTTTGATAATGTAGTATCTGTGCAACTTGTTTCAGCTATTTTTCCAAAAATATGTGAAAATGGAAATAATTTAGAGGATTATCCATATATAATATTAGAAATAGACGAGTTGGGTAGTAATTATAATGGAACTGATGATTATACATCAAAGGCATTTGCACAATTAACATTTGATTTAAATTTAGGGAAATATAAAAAACTTGTTACAAGAAATGATATAGAATATACAAAGTTTTTCCGTCCCAGAATTTCATTAAATAAATTTACAATACGTATTAAAACACCTGATGGAAAATTATACAATTTTGGTAAAAAATGCAATAAAAATAATGATAATAAAAATAATGATAATAATAAAAATAATGATAATATAATTATTTCAAAAGAACCACTTACAGAATCCGAAATACAAAATATTTCTAAAATGGAATTTAAATATAATCCAGATGATATATTAAAAAATTCTACTTCTTATAATGAATATGAAGGTAATGAATATCAAAATAATGATAAAATTATAGAAGTTCAAGAAGAAATTCAACATGAATATTTACCAATTAATTTTGTATTTAAAATAAGTTGTCTTCAACGAAAACTTGAAAATATGTATTTAAGTCGCCGTGATAGTTAAAATTAATTTAGTGAAATAATATTTCTTTAATTAATATATATGTATAATAAACTTATTTTAAAACAAATTATAGGATTTACACAAGATGTAAATGAAAATATTGTAATCAAGGCATTGGAAAAATCTTTTATGAATGCTTTTTCAACATTTCCATATATATTTGAAGATTTAAATTCGAAAGAATCGATTGAACAATATAATAGTGGTAATTGTATATCGTTATCATTATATATTAAAAATTATCTTAAACAAGTATACAATTTAGAAAGTTTTTTAATACCTGCCAGTATTCCAAATAAATATAAACATCGCGGATATTTAGATATATCACATGTAGCTATCGCAATTCCAAAATCTAAATATGAATTTTATATCGCAGATTCGGCTTTTTATTTTTTAAATCCAATCTTAATAAATACAAATCAATTAAATAAAACCCAAATAGTTTATTCAAAAAATATTTATATGTATGAGCCAAATTATAATTTAAAAGATTATTCGTCAATTGAAAAAATAATATCTAGTACATCTATTTATAACGAATCTGTTAAACTTAATAAGTATCAAATTATACCAAAAAATACTTATTATAGTGAATGTTATTATAATGATGATGAATTTGATAAATGGAAATATTATTTAATTGAAATTTGTAACCCAGATGAAGCTATTTCTACTTTTTTTATCAATTTAAAAAAAGATCCATTTATAACAACCTGTTTTAAAGATAATAATGGTGTATGTAAACAAAAATATTTTATATCTCTAAGAGAAGATAGTATTAAAATAGAAAAATATGCTAATAAATCTGAAATAATAAATTTTAATAATTTAGATAAAATAAAATTGGATAAAATAAAATATTTGGAAAAGAAATTATTCAAATATTTTAAAGGAAATCTTATGAAATATATTTTTATGATGAAAAATGGATATAATAAAAAAATATATAGTGTTAAAATGAGTTAAATAATATATTTAAACTAAATGAGTATTTAATTGATTACTTACTAGTAAAAAGTTGACACATTTTGGTAAATGTTTTATTTTATGTGCATTTATATATGCACATGTAGAACGTAATCCACCCAAATAATCAAGAATAGTATCTTCCAAAGGACCTTTATATTTTACCTCAATAATTCTACCCTCGGATGACCTATATGTTGCCATTTTTCCATAATGTTTTTTCATAGCTAATTCACTACTCATACCATAAAATTGCTTATATTTTTTACCATCTTTTTCTATAATATTTCCTGGATTTTCATCGTGTCCAGAAAATACTCCGCCACACATAACAAAATCAGCCCCACCACCAAAAGCTTTAGCCATATCTCCCGGACAAGTAATTCCACCATCGCCAATTATAAATCCACTACAACCATGTGCAGCATCTGCGCAATCTATAATAGCGCTTAATTGAGGAACACCAACACCTGTTTTTAATCTTGTAGTACAAGCAGAGCCAGGACCTATGCCAATTTTAACAATATCCACTTTTCCATTGATAATTAACTCTTGAGTCATTTCTCCAGTAGCCACATTGCCGGCTATAATAATTGAATTTGGAAATTTATTTCTAACTTTTAAACAAAATTGTGTCATTTTATACATATATCCATTAGCTACATCAATACATATCCATTTTAATTCTGGAATACCTTCCATAATTTCACACAAATTTTCAAAATTTATATCACTTATTCCAGTTGAAACAACCATATATTTTTTATAATCATAATCTTTATTTGTAGCAAAAAAATTTAAATAATCTTCTAAATTATAAAATTTATGCATACATGTTAAAATTTGATGTTTGGATAATACTTTCATTATTTCGAAAGTACCAGTTGTATCCATATTTGCAGCCATTATTGGAACTCCTTTCCATTTAGATTTTGAATTTGGAAACATAAATTCACGCGTTAAATCTACCTCACTTCTGGAAGATATCGTAGTTCTCTGGGGTCTAATAAGAACATTATTAAAATCTAATTTAGGAGTAATATCAATTTTCATTTAATTATTTATTGATAAATAATTTTAAGTAAAAATATTTTATTATTCTTTAAATTATTCTTATTTTAATTTTAATTTTAATTTAATTATCTAAATCTAAATCTAAAATACCTAACTTTTATCTTTGTATTATATAAATGAAATCTAATTTATATAAAAAACAAATTATTATGTTTATTGTAATGGTAATTATTGGCATGCTATTTAATCCCATGAACATATTAGTATATAGATTTACAGATTTGTATATATCACACACACTATTTTATGGTGGTTTATTGATGGCTTCAAATATGATATGGGCACACGAAATTGTTCATTATTTATCTATGGGACATTTTAATATGTTATTTTTCTCTATTGGGATTAGTTTATCTATTAGCATATCAATATTATTATTGCGACAACAATTATTAGTAAATGATAATCAATGGTTAAAAAGAATGATACCACATCATTCCACAGCATTAACCACTACTCATAAAATTTATAATAAAACAAATAATCCCAAAATTAAAAAGTTAGCGAAAGAAATAATTGATACACAAGAAAAAGAAATCCAATTAATGAAATCTATGTTATAATTAATTTTCCTTTTTATGATATTTGTTTTTAAATATTTTAATATATATAATGAAAAACTAATAATAATATTGATAATATTAATAATATTATCATTTTGTATTTTATTTAAAAAAGAAAATTTTAAAAATAAAAGTAAAAAAAGTAATATTAAAGATCCTTGTAATGATATGTTATACAATAGCGATTATTTAACACATATGATACCACATCACCAAGTAGCGATAGATATGTGTAACTTAATGATTAATATATCAAAAAGTAAAACAATGCTTCATATTTATAGAAAAATAATTTGGAATCAAAATATAGAAATTATGTTAATGAAAAATGTTGTTAATAATATTCCTTTATTATCAAATGAAAATAATACAATATATAGAGATAATACATTTTTAACTTCATTATCATGTAATAGTAAATCTAAACCAAAAGATTATGTATGTGATCCATTATATTTTAAACCTAATAATCATAGTGTCCATATGAAACATATGAAACATACTGATAAAACTTTTTTAGAACATATGATTCCACATCATCAAGTAGCAATAGTAATGAGTAATAGATTATTAAAACATACTAATAATACACATATGATACGGATTTGCTATGAAATAATAACATCTCAGCGATCAGAAATTTTAAAAATGAATTATATTTTGGAATATATGAATAATAAAAAAATAGATTTTTACCAAATTACTATTAATTTTATAAAACACCTTTCCAACTAGTATTTCCTTTCTAACTAGTAGTATTTCCTTTCTAACTAGTATTTCAAATCCAATATTCCAATATTGACTACTATCAAATCACAATTATAAATATGTTATTGTTTTACATTTCGTATATTTTTATGATTTCGTATATTTATATTTTGATGAATTAGTATATCAATGCTAATAATAATTGTAAATAATAAAATATTTTGTAGGGTCCTTTGTTTTTTATTAATAAAAACAAATATATTATATATATCACTAATAAAAATAATAGATTATGCATAATACCTTCCTATTTTGACCATTCGTAAAATTTTTTTAATATAGTTAGCATTTATAATATATCTATATAAAATAAAATTAATATCAATATGATCAATATGATTAATACGTTAGTTATATTTGGTAAATATAATTTGTATAACATATTATCGATATATTGAATTAATTTGATATAGAAAGGATCAGTATGCTTATAATGCTTAATATTTGGTTTATTATACTTATCTAAAATATAATTAGCAGTTATTTTACCACTTTCTATAGCACCTTCCATTGACCATATATTGATACTTGTTTTTGTATGAGCTCCTGATAAAAATAGATTATTATATTCTGTTGTTTGTTTAGGGCGAAATTTTTCATTATAAATATTATTTACCCATTTTTTATTGATATGTTCTTGATTACCATTATTGAAATTCCATTCATACCATATTTCAATATATTCTATATCTTCTTTATTTATATAAAATCCATTATTATCGTATATTAATTTTCTAAAACTTTTCGAGCGTAATATTTGATATATAATTTCTTTTTTTAATTTTTCATTATCTAAATGTTCAGCATTTTTATTAAATAATTTACCATTTTTCTCAAAATCTATTATTGTTCCACTCCATAACGACTTAATATTCGGCTTCTTCTTCCAAAGTTTTTCTTGTGGGTACCAAGTAATATTAAATTCACTATCATTCATAACAAAAGCAATATTATCAATTGGATACTTTATTTCTTTATTTATACCTATACGAAATGATATTTGTTTACTTTTTGTATTATCAGTTAATGATTTAAAATTATTATATAAACCTTGCATTTTACTATTTCTTAAAATATCTACTGTATTAAATGGATTTATGGATAACACATATTCTTTTGCTGTAAAATATTTAATTATTCCATAGTGCTTCACTTCAACTGAAGTTATACTATTATTGGTACGGTTTATTTTTACTAGTTCAGTATTAGTCAAAAAATCAACGCCATTTTCTTTTAAGCATCTAACCCATGGATTAATCCATACATTGTTGGTTGGACCATTCATAACATGCCAATTATCAGTAGAATAATGTTTATAATTATTCCCATTTGAAGAATGGCTATGCATATATTTTGATTTATTCATATATGAAATAACTTGAAAATGAAATAAATGACCCATTGATACTTCATTTTTATTCATTCCATATCCAGGACCTGTTATGAAATTTATCATAAAATTATATCCATCATTTGATAAATATTTTTTTAGAAATGGTTGTATATTATAAGAATAATAATAATTACGTCTATCTCCAGCTAATAAATAAGTGATTCCTATATAGTATAAAATTATTCTATCTTTAATCGTTAATCGTGATTTATAACCATATTCTTTATCATATAGTAAATAAAACTCGATAGGGACAGTTAAATTATGAAATACATTCTTATCATAATAAGGTATCTCTTTCATTAATTGGAATGTATTTTTATAAAACGGAGCATATCCTCTCCATGAATGTTCTGATGGTATAGAATTCATTTCAATATTACTACGGGCCATTCCACCTAATTCACTATCTTTTTCAATAATTAATATCTTAAATTTTTTTTTAATTAATTCGTGGGCTAATGTTAATCCGGATAAACCACCGCCAAAAATAATTATATCATACATTTATAATATAATATATATATTATTATTTATCAACAGCTAAATATAATTTATCAACAGCTAAATATAATTTATCAACAGCTAAATATAATTTATCAACAGCTAAATATAATTTATCAACAGCTAAATACTATTTTATCTCATTCTAAAATAAAGTTCACACCTGTTAAATATTTGGTTATTCTGAAAGAAGTTTAATAAGGAGGGTAGATAAATATAAATCCACTAATAGCATTACACGAAAGAAAAGAGATTATACAGCATATAAAATTAGTAATAGTCATATTTCATATATAAAACACCAAATTGGGAAAAAATAAACGATAAAAGTTATGTTTAAATAGTTATGTTTTAACAAATATATAAAAAATATATAAACTTAATAATTTTAATTATATAAATAATAATATTAAATAAAGATAATTAATTATGATAAGAGTTAAAAATATATTAGACATTTATAAAAGAAATAAAAATTTTATACAAAAAACTCCATTAGAATATAACGAAAGATTATCAAAAATATATTCGGCAAATATATTTTTGAAAAGAGAAGATTTACAAAAAACAAGATCATTTAAAATTAGAGGTGCATATAATAAAATATTTAATTTAAATGTAGAAGATAAATTGAAAGGTATAGTTTGTGCAAGTGCTGGTAATCACGCACAAGGCGTGGCTTTATCGTGTAATCATCTAAATATAAATGCCGATATTTTTGTACCTGAAAATACTCCAATACAAAAAATAAGATCAATAAAAAAATATTTAGGAAAAAAAAGTAATTTACATATAAAAGGAGCTAATTTTGATGATAGTTTAAAATATTCATTAGATTTTGTAAAAAATTATAATAAAACATTTGTACATCCATTCGACGATGATTGTATAATAAATGGTCAATCAACAATAGCTGCCGAAATATTCGAAGATATTAAACCAGATATAATATTGGGATGTGTAGGAGGAGGAGGACTAATGTCGGGCGTTTCATATTTATCTAAAAAATTAAATAAAAATTGTAAAATATATGGTGTTGAATCAAATTCATGTAATGCAATGTATAGGTCTATTAAAGCTAATAAAATAGTAGAATTAGCAGATTTTGATACATTTGTTGATGGTACTGCTGTAAAAAAAGTTGGCTATAAAACTTTTGATATTTGTAAAAAATATTTAGATGACATTTTACTTGTAAGTAATGGAAATTTATGTAACACAATATTAGAATTATATAGCGAAGATGGAATAATATCAGAACCAGCTGGTGCATTATCAACTACTGGATTAAAAAAATTAGATAAAAACTATATAAAAGGCAAAAATATAGTAGCAATAGTATCAGGTGGCAATAACGATATATCCAGATATCCCGAAATACAAGATATGGCATTAAAATATATGAATCTAAAACATTATTTCATAATTGAATTTACACAAAAGCCAGGTGAATTAAAAAAATTTGTAAATACAATTTTAAATAAAAATGACGATATAACAAGATTTGAATATATAAAAAAAACAAATAAATCATATGGACAAGTTTTATTGGGGATTGAATTAAATGATCAATTTAATATTAACAATATTAAATTACAATTGGATTTAAATAAATTTAAATATATTCATCTTAACGATGATGAATTTCTAATGTCCTATTCAGTTTAAAATGTTTTTTAAAAACGATTTTAATAAATGGTATTATGAACTAGCATTCATACATCAAATATATTAACATATGTAATAATTCTATATATGTGTTAATATAGATAATATATAATAGATAATATGTAGTAAATGATATGTGTAGCATCTGGGGGACGCCCAGCACATTTAATAATGCCAAAACTATAAAAAATACTTTTGAATTTATAGAAAAAAAAGTTTTAGAAGCAAATCTTAAAGTATGGAAATATGGTGATGCTATTTTGATAATAAGTGATAGTAAAAATCTTCCACCTATTCAAGATTGGAAAAATATTAATTCTGATATATGGAGTAAGATTCTTGGTTACTCTAATCCTTTACTACCTAAAGCCAAAAATATTAATGTTTATTATAATGTAAAAATGAGAAAAAAAAAGGAATTAATTCATTTATATTGGTTTACTATTTGTGCTTATAACCAAAATGAATTAGATACAAAAATACTAGACGCTATTTCTCATAAGAATCATATAGAGAAAAATCTAAAAAAATATAATAGAAAATGGTTAAAAGTTTCAATAACTTTTCAATAATTATTTATTTCATTATCTCCCAATTTCATTATTTTTATTTTATGGTTTATGGACCATATCCTATAATATTATTCATTTTAAAAAATAAATAATTTATTTTTATTTATTTTATTTCCAATTGTGTATTTTATTTAATTCATCATATACTATCTATTTGTAATTATCACTTATCTATTTACTCAATTTAGTTCATATTTGGATTCTCATCTAATTCCTTATATTTTGATTAATTGACCATATTGTATGATATTTAAAACTATATTTTATGATAAGTTTTAATTATATCCCAAGGCACTTTGTGTTAAGGTTACAAACTATGTTTATGACCATGTTGGTTTAATAATTAATTTTTCACAAAAATTAAACATAGAATTCATATCTTGAACATTTTTAACATTCCATTTAGATATATCTTGATTAAATTTTTTACAACAATAAAACATATAACTCATATCTTGAACATTCTGAACATTCCATTTAGATATATCTTGATTAAAATTATTACAATAAGAAAACATATGATTCATATGAGTAACATTCGAAACATTCCATTTAGATATATCTTGATTAAATTTATTACAACTATAAAACATTATCATCATATCTTGAACTTTAGAAACATTCCATTTAGATAGGTCTTGATTGAAATTATAACAATAATAAAACATATGACCCATATTTTGAACATTCTGAACATTCCATTTTGAAATATTTTGATTGAAATTATGACAATTATCAAACATATGGCTCATATTTAAAATATTAGAAACGTTCCAATTTTCAATAGACCCATAACCATCTTTCATATCTTGAAATTCCTTATTTTTTATTTTTTGTTTCATAATATCTCTACTTATAAGTTTATAAGATATGAATGTTGAAATATATCGCGATATGTCTGGATTATTTAGTTTATGATTTATAGACCATATCTGATAATATTTATTCATTTTCTTGTTGTTTAAAAAATAAATATTATTTTATTCATATCAAATTTTGTTTTTATCAGATTTGGCATTGTTAATTATAACAACTAAACATATAATTTATATTGAAATCATTTTGGTGTGTTAAAAATTAGTACAATTTCCCATCTAGCTAATAAAGTTTCTCATTAAGTTAGTGAAGTTTATCACTAATTGATTTTAATTTATTAAATTTTATTATTTTTTCAGGATTTAACTTACAATCTATAAATTTTAAACTATTTTTGTTTTCATTAAAACTAAATTCATTAGGTGATATTATTGTCCATGGTATATTTTTACCAAGAAATCCTAATTTTACATAGGCAAAAGCTACAAGAGCTGAGCACCAGAATATATTTGTTTTTTGTTCATTGCCTATTTTTATATTAAATTCAGCTTTAATCCAATCTATAATATCAATATCATATGGTTTATTATATGTTAAATCATGTACAAGTTTTATTTTTTCATAGAATTCTTTATTTCTTATACAATCAAGTTTGCGATAATATAAATTTCCTAAATTATTTGTATCATACGAATTTAATATATCTTCTAATTTTGTTATTTGCACCCCATATTTTTTATTTTCATCTTCAGGACTAGGTTTTTTTTCAGCACCAGATTCTAATATATATAAACCTTTTAATTTAGGATTTATAAATATTGGATCTTTTAAAATAATAGCAATATGACTAAATTTACTATGAGTAAAAAATTCTATTAATTTCGAATACCAACAATTAGTAGAAAATAACAATATATCTCCAGTTTTACAATTATTAATAAGATCTTTTTTTGAAATACAATCCATTATAATAATATTATAAAATATATTAGTTTTAAATTCAAAATAAATGAATAAATGGGATAATGCATATTTTAATTACAAACTTTTAATATAATTTCCAATTACTAAATATAATTTCCAATTATTAAATATTGGATTAAAAAATAAAAATATCAACAATTTAAAAACTATTTAATATTAAAAACATTTTTTAATATATATTTAAATGAATGAGAATATTAAAAATTTTATTTATGGTGGTTCTGCTGGAATAATTTCAAGAACATTAACATCTCCATTTGAAAGATTAAAAATATTAAGACAAATTTATCCAAATGAATATAAAAAATTTAATTTATTACAATCTTTAAATTATATTCGATATAATGAAGGTTTTAAAGGTTTTTTTAAAGGTAATTATACAAATTGTCTTCGAATTTTCCCACAACAAGCTGTGACTTTTAGTACATTTAGTTATATTAATAATAAAATTTCAAATAATTTAGATAAAAAATTATCTTATTTTATATCGGGAGGAATTTCAGGAATAATATCTTATTTAGCTATATATCCATTGGAAACAATTAGAAGCAAGTTATCGGTACAAACATTTGATATTAAATATAATGGAGTTGTAGATTGTTTTACAAAAAGTTTAAATAAAAATGGTCTAAGTTCTTTATATAGAGGCTCTTTATTGGCATCCATTGGAATGATACCTTTTCAAGGAACTAATTTTTTAGTTTATAATTATTTGAAAGATAATTATGAAAATTCAAGTTTAAATACTTTATTATTTGGTTCTTTATCGGGTATATGTTCCGTCTCTGTCTCATATCCATTTGATATTATTAAAAGAAAATTACAATTAAGTGGTGAAAATGGAAATCCTAAATATAAAGGTATTTTGGATTGTTGTAAATATACTTTTAACAAACAAGGTATAAAAGGGTTTTATAGAGGTTTAATACCTTGTTATACTAAAATTATTCCAGCAAACGCAATATTTTTTTTAATAATTGAAATTTTAAATAATAAAATTTCAATTTTAAATTAAGTTATTAGCGGTATAACTCCACTATAGTAAAAGAAAAACTTTCCAACTAATACATGAATTTTTAATTATATTTGCATATTATATGAATATAGTTTACAATAAACTATAAAAGACATTATTTTTAAGATTTATTTAGATTATACGAATAGCATTATTTGTATAGACTAAAATTAACATATATATATTACATTATTAAAAAGATTCAATAAGTTTTTATTCAGAAACTTCAGCGTCTTGGGTAGTTTGTTCCAAGTCGTGGGTAGGTTGTTCAGTATGAGATTCAGTATGAGATTCAGATCTTCTTTCATATCTATTAGAACGTGGCTGTCTTCCTCTTCCACCGGCTCCCCTTCCACCGGCTCCCCTTCCACCAGATTGTCTGGTTCGGTCCTGTTCATCATTGTCTCTTCGGGTACTATAAATTCTTTTTTCAGTATTTTCACACAACAAAGGACCGCCACAAATTCCTGTTAGTTTTTGTGCAACTGTTTTACCTTTACTATCATTGCCCACTTGATATTGAACATATTCGCCTTCAATTAGAGATTTATATACATCTTCCGGTGTATTAATTTCTGAAAAATGAACAAAAATATCTTCATTGGTTTCACATTCAGTTATAAATCCAAAACCTTTTTTGTTGTTAAACCATTTAACTCTTCCTTGTTTAGTATTAGTATTAGTATTACTCATTATATTATATTTTTAATTTGCAATTTATCTTTAAATGATTTTATGATAAGACATTAAAATGTTTTTATGGTAAGATATTTTAAATAAAATATTTATTATATTTAAATATAATGAAAATATATTTAATAGTTATTATAATAATATTTATTTTATTTCATCTTTTTTCATTTTTAAAAACAAAAAAAAATTATGAAATACTTCAAATTAATTCACCTTTAAATAATTATTCTGAATATATAAAAGAAAAATATCCAATAGTTTTAAAAAATCATGATAATGTTGATAATTTATTATCACCCATAACTGTTTTAAAAAAAGAATTAAAAGATATTCAAATTAATAAAAATTTTGCATACCATAATAAAGATATGTTATTTATTTTTGCAGATAATAATTTAAATATAAATATATTGAATCCAAGCAAACTAAATAAATTTAGTAATGCTGATTTATATTTACCACATCTTAAATTAAAAAAACATAATAATAATAATAATAATAATAATAATAATAATAATAATATAAAACCAATTCAAATAATATTAAACAAAGGAGATATATTATATGTACCTAGATATTGGTTATTTAATATAGAAAATAATCTTAAATTTAACATTTCATTTTCAGAAACTCCATTTTCGTTTTTATTTACATCATATCAAATAATACCATATTTATATAATAAAATAAAAATATTTAAATAAGAATTATATATATATATTAATAAATAAATATGGGCGGAGGATTATTACAACTTGCGGCATATGGTTCTGAAAACCAATATATAAATGGCAATCCACAGATAACTTTTTTTAAAATAGTTTATAAAAGACATACCAATTTTGCAATGGAAACTATAGAAGTTCCATTAGAAGGACCAGATGAATTATCATTTACTAATTCAATTAGACTTAAAGTAAAAATACCAAGAAATGGCGATTTAATTGCACATATGTACTTCCGTTTTAAAATTCCAGATAGTGCTTCCGATGATATTCGAAAATTTTATTGGACTAGACAGTTAGGTTTATCTATTATTGATTATGTAAATATATATATTGGTGGTCAAAAAATAGAAACATTAGATGGTTCTTATCTCGATTTAACAAATCAACTTACAGTTTCTAAATCAAAACAATCGGTATTTGCGGATATGATTGGAGATAATTCATTTATGAGTTATTTAGCAAGTTATAAATCTGGTTATTATCCCGGCTTTGATTTTGTCAGATATTATGATAAACCAGATGAAGACGAAGCTATTCCGGGTAGTAGTATTAATAAAAGATGTATAACTAAATTTTATAATAGTCCAGCCGGAATATTTGAAAGACATTTTAATATTCCTTTAAATTTTTGGTTTGTTCGAAATCCAGGACTTGCATTACCACTTATAGCACTTCAATATCATGATATTGAAGTAGATTTACAACTAAAACCAGCAAAAGATTTATATACAATATTAGAAGATGATAAAAAATATTATTATTACGAAGACGAAGATAATTTATATAATGACATAGTTCAAATTGATGGTGAAGATATAGATTATAGATATAGTTCTATTTATACTGATAAGGGTCCAGAATATAAATTAACATTAGCAGATCCCTTTTCATTCTCGAGAGGAGAAAGAATATTTCAAAAAATTGGTAATAAAATTATTTCAGCAATAGTAAGATTTAATACAGATAATTCAGTTAATCTTATGGTTCTTATTCCAGGCGAATTAAAATTTCAACTAAATGAAAAAATATATAAAATTAGCTATCACGGGGGAGATGATCACCTTACAACTGTAATAAATATTGGCGCAGCAAATTATTCAAATTTATCAACATTACCAGGCGCAAGTGGAAGTATCGAGCGAATAAAAGCAGCACGTGAAAGAGCTGCGAACCGTATTAATATTATAGGAGAAGATTATAAGGGATTAAAAACTTTTACTCCTAAAATACGAAAAGCACCCAATCCTGTATCAAAACAAGAACATATAAGTAATTTTTTATATGGACAATATTATGATAAAACTTGGGATTTTGAACCTATATTAGATATTAATTATATATTTCTTGATAACGAAGAAAGAAGAGTATTTGCTGAAATTTCACATCACTATTTAATTGAACAGGTGGTTAAAGTGGAAAAAAAAGGATTACAGGGAGAATCAAGTGTTGAACTTGAAACATATCACCCTGTGAAAGAAATTATATTTACAGCTTCTAGAGATGATAATTCTGAAAGAAATGAATGGTTAAATACCTCAACATGGCCTATAAAACCCTCGGGTAGCTACGACCATCCATTTGATTGGCAAGATCATTGGTGGACTCATTGCTGTGATGTTGCTGAAGGAATAACGAATGATTTAATAATAGAACAAGGACCTATTTCTTTTGAACATCCTATTGATGGTACAATTTTATGCGATAGATTTCAAGAATTATTATTTAGATTTGGTCCTAATGGAGAAGCTGGTGATACAGCATTAGATTCACAAGATTCAATTTTAGGTTTTACTATTCAAGAAAGACATTCTTTATATTCTTTAGATGTATTTAAACAAATAACAGAAGGAACTTCTAAATGGCTATTTACAGCTGCTGCCGATATACCTAGAATTGATAATGATAACTATGAAATTTATCGTAGAAATCCACTTATAAGTGCAAGAATTAAATTTAATGGTCAAGTTAGAGAAGAAATACATAGACATGAGTTTTATTCTCAAGTTCAAGCCTATCAATATCATACATCGAATCCAAATCAACCTATTTATGTTTATTCATTTGCATTAAATCCTGAAAAATATCAACCTTCTGGTATATGTAATATGTCAATGATTAAAACTATAGAATTTGATATTAATTTAAAAAAAACACCAATATCTAAAATTCAAAAAATATCTGAAAAAAAATATGGAAATGGTATGAATGTAACAAGAGAATGGCTTTATGATGTAGAATTTTATATTATAGGATATAATATTTTAAATATTATGGGCGGCATGGGTGGATTAACTTTTGCTAATTAATAAATTAAAAATTCAAAATATAACTTTTTCAAAATATAACTTTTTCAAAATATAACCTTTTTAATAAATTAATATAAAATATCTTATATTAATATATCACGATGATTAAAACGTATGAAGAAAATAAAGAAAACATTTTTCTCCGGTATGCTAAAATAACTTTAAAATCATTTGTTCTTATAATTTCTATTTTATTATTTATTTTATTAAAAAATAAACTTTTAAAAAATAATAATTCTATATTTTCATTATCTTTATTTGTAGTATTTGCAACATTAATATTAAGTATTTTAGGAATAACAGATATTTATATTTATAACAATTTAATTATTGGTATAGGTTTAGCAGTAGGTATGTTAAACTTCAACCAAAAAATCGGTGTTAATTAAATATAATTAAAACTTATTATGCGTATAAAATAGTATTTATTATTATAAAAATAATAAATATATTTAGAAAAACTATAAATTAATAATAAAAATCATTACTGATTGTTTGATATTATCGAGAGTAGTGTTTCAATGACATTGGTTCGTTCATTGTATGTTCGTTCATTGTAGGTTCAGGTTCATTACTAATAGGTTCATTCATTGTAGATTCAGGTTCATTCATTGTAAATTCAGATTCATTCATTGTAGATTCAGGTTCATTCATTGTAGATTCAGGTTCATTCATTGTAGATTCAGGTTCATTCATTGTAGATTCAGGTTCATTCATTGTAGATTCAGATTCATTCATTGTAGATTCAGGTTCATTCATTGTAGATTCGGGTTCATTCATTGTAGATTCAGGTTCATTCATTGTAGGTTCATTTATGGGTTCATTTGTAGTGGGTTCATCTGATGTAGGTTCATTTGCGGTAGGTTCATTTGCGGTAGGTTCATTTGATGTATGTTCATTACTAATAGGTTCATGATCGTCGGTATCTATATCACTAATATCCATATATTTTAAAGCATTTAACGTGCATTTTTCATCATGATTATTTACAATGGTTATATTTTGTTTTAAATTATCATTTGTTTTACTATATTTTTTAAAAGCTGAATTTATTTTAAATCTATATAAATTAATTTTGTCTTTATAGCAAGATTTTAGTGTTAAAATATTATTATTCATTATTTGATATTTATTTTCAACCAACATTCCTAAAAAAAATAACCAAAAAATATATGTTAAACTAATATTATGTAAAACTATTCCTGCGAACATTCCACCGGAAAATGTAGTAAAAAAATCATATGTATCAATCATAATAATTTATTAATTAATATTATTTTTAAGTATTTATATAGTTTGTATTAAATAATTAACAGCCTTATCTATATCACCTTCTGTTATAAATAAAGCTTCATTATTTTTTTGTTTATCTATAAATCCCATATTTTCTAATTGGGATAATTGTTCAGTATAAAAATTATCAGTTGTATCAGTTAAATTATCAGTTGTACCAGTTAAATTATTAGTTGTATTAATTGGAGTATAAAAAGTATTAATATTAGGATATTGTACTAAATCATTTAAAATGTTTGTTTCATTAATCACTTCAACATTATTTAATGTATCTATTACCTCATTATTTTGTAAATAATTATTATTAACAGAATCTTCTGGATAATAAGTATTTAGAATATTTTGAAATGTTTGTATTATATTTTCAAAATTCGTTATTGGTGTAGCGGTATTGGGACATACACTTAATGATTTAAGTGTGGTTTTTTTTAAAATATAAAATACAAATGTATGTCCATCCATATTCAAATTTAATTTAAAATTATTTTTAATTGGAAAGCCTTTATAAAGTGAAAGTGTATCTTTATTTATATTATATTTATCCATTATTTTATCAATAGTATCTAAAAACTCACATTTAAGGTCATGTTCAATAAGTTTTTCTGTTAAACCTGGTAATTTATTCGAATTTATAATTAAAATATTAATAGACATTTTAATTATAAAATAATTTTATTTTTTAAAATCAATTTTATTTAATTGTTGTTGTTCTATCATTAAAAGGGTCATCTTCGTCTGATATAAATTTATAAGTTTTAACAATATTGGATTTTTTATCATCAAAAGATAAAATATAAAAACAGCCATTATCTCCAATTGTTATTATTTCATTTGTATCTTTTTTAAACATAGAATAAGTACTTATATCATTTAAATAAAATTGAATAAAACTCCATTCTGAACTAAAATAACTTGGTAAAATAGATTGTATATATGATATTCCATATCCAACACCTACATTATTATTTTCTTGTTTATCTAAACATGTACTAAAAACATGTATAGTACCCTTTATACTACTACATAATAAATATCCATTATCATCGCTAAATTTTAAATCGATTATTTTAGCTTGGTCTGAGCCTCTTCTAAGTTCTTTTAATAATATACTAGAATTAATATCATAAATTCTAATCAATGTTCCTATTTGAGAACTTGTTACTAAATATTTACCAGTACTATCAATATTAAATTTTTCAATATCATTTATATGTGCTTTAATAACTTTTAAATAATCTTCTTTATATTTTGTAATATTTATTTCACCCTTTAGATCGCCTGGATAAGAAATATAACAATCATCATTATATGTAATAGAGCATAAACCTTTTGGATTTTCTCTGGTTTCTATTGTTTTAATTAAATTTAGATTTTCAAAATTATAAATATATATTTTTTTTAATGTAATAACTATAATATTTTTTTTAGTGACCTTAATATTTAAAATATTATACTTAAATAATATTTCACCTATAACTGTTCTTTTACATTCATCCCATATAATAAGTTTCTTATTAGGATATAGTCCTTTTTCGACATTTCCTACAAAAATAACTATATTTGATTTATATAACATTGTTGCTATTGAAACTCCACCTGGTATTTTTCTTGCTATAATTTTTTTAAAAGGATCAATAGTATAAACATAAAATCCAGTTTTTGTTCCGAAAATTATACAATCATTTGTTTGATTAAAACTTGCATATAATAAATTATTATCTCCATGTTTTGAAAAATCCATATATTTATCTTATATATATATTTTTAAATCATTATTTAAATTATAAATTATTACTAATTGTTACTAATTGTTAATTTATAATAATACATAATTTATAAAAATACATAATTTATAAAAATACATAATTTAATTTAGAAATTAGTTTTTATTCTATATTTCCTAAACTATATTTCCTAAATTGTATTTTCATAAAGTCCCTTTACAGCATATGAAACAAGTGACATATTTTGACTATCATAATTGGCAGCCCATGGAAATAACCCTCTATATCCTTCATCTCTTACAAACTTACCAATTTCATAATTCATTTTTGGTGAAGTATAATATATATCATCACATTTACAATCATTATAAGTATTATCTGGACATATTTTTTCAAGAGTTTTCCACAATGGTTCCCCTACTAATTTACCCTGAACAGTTCTATTCATACTAAAATATCCTATACCTATATTAATTTGACCTTTTGGAACTCCCCATTCATTATTAATAGCCAACACGTCTAATTTCCAAGGAAATATGGAGCAATCTTTTGGCCAGTGATAACTCATTGTATTTACAAATAGATTCGGATTATTATGAAAAACCGTTCCATTTACCCATCTGGTATATGGTAAAAAATATACACTTACATCACACGATACTGTAAAATTACCACCTACCGCTTTTTGCATTCTGTCCATTAATATTGAAAAATTATCAACATATTCTTGTTTAATATGTCCTAATTTACTTATTAAATTACTCCATTCAAAATCAAATTCTATACCAGATATTAATTTACCATATGGTTCAAGTGCAATGGGCAAACTTCTAATATATTGGTTGCAATAATCTATATCTATAGGACCTATAATACACTTATTAACTGGTGTAGAACCTGCTATGTTTATAGTGATCTTATTTCCTCTTGCAATAGTAAGAGCGTTTATAAATAAAGAATCATTGGTAACAATTTGAGTTCCATTTGGTAGTAAATTTAAACTACCCAATCGCATTATTGTATAGTTATCCCAATCCATATTATTAAATTCTTTCAAATCATTTCCTACAAACCATCCAACTACGTCTAAACTTTGCCCAACATTAATTAAACAAAAAAATAATAAATAAAATAACATTTATATATATATCGTTATTCACTTTCTATTTAAATATATTTTTACTTAAGTGGATTCTGTATTAGGACATATTTTAACTAATAAGTGTTAGTTTTTTATAATAGTTTAATATGTTTAAATATCTATACAACATTATAAAAACTTTAATGGAAGATTACATTCTATTTTTATACAAACAATAGTATTATTATTTTATTTCTAAATTGTTAATTTCTAATTTATAATTTATAAATAATTAGCAGAAGGAGCTGTATCATCATATATTTGATTAGATACCGTTTGATTAGATACCATTTGATTACATATACATTCTCCTTTAAAACCTGTTTTAAAATATCCCATTTGTCCATTTTCACATACACATGTATTTGGATTATTATTTGCAATAGGCGTTTCTAAACAAAATTCTTTAGTAAAACCATTATTTCTACATTTTACATATTCCTCACTACCTAAATCTTTTTTATACATACCACTTTCAT